GGCCACCGAGCGTTATGACATTGGTTGGACTGACTGGCGCTCAATGTACGGTACTCCCGGCGTCTAAACCCAAGTGGGGGCTTCGGCCCCTACGTATTAAGGAGAAAAGACAATGGCATACAATAATGCAGTAACTAACTCGGCAGGTCAGCTGTCCGCAATCACCACAACGATTGCGTACACAAACACTGGCGCAGTGACTATTGGTACTATTCCTGCTAATTCGCAAATTGTTGACGTCAACATTGACGTAACAACAGCGTTTAACGCAGGTACAACCAACACTGTGACGGTTGGTAAAACTGGCTCTGCTGCAGCTTATGTCACTTCTACTTCCGTAGGCTCAGCAGGTCGCGCATCAGTTGCTTCAACTGGTGTGTACAGCGCATGGGCTGATGTAGGTAATAGTGATGTTGACTACGCAACGGTGACGTTTACACAAACTGGAACTGCAGCTTCTGCAGGTGCGGCTCGTGTGACTATCGTTTATAAAGCTTTTGCTTAAAAGGGGAACATCATGGGACAGTTTAAACCAATGCCTAAGATGATGACCACTGAGCCTTCAGTTGAACTGAAGCTTAAAAAAGGCGGCACTGTGAAGAAAGCTATGGGCGGGGTTATTCCTGAACGTGCTTCAGCTCGTGGCGCCCCTATGGCAGCTCGTCGTGGTGTGGCCCCTGCCATGCCTAGTCGCGGTATCGGTATGGGTGGTATCCCCACTCGTATGGAAACTGGCGCAATGCCTATGGCCCGTAAAAAGGGTGGTGAGGTAGAGTCACCTAAGATGCACAAAGCTGAGATGTCAGCTATTAAAGGCATTAAGGGCGATCTTAAAGCTCATGCTGGCAAGTCTGCTTCCAAGGCGCATAAAGGTCTGAAAACTGGCGGTGTTATTGAAAAATACGCTACCGGCGGTGTTATTCAGAAATTTAAGTCTGGCGGTAAGATGAAGAAAGCCTACGGCGGTTCTTGCTAATCAAGGTCGGGGCTTCGGCCCCTTCCTTTTAAGGATTTATTATGAGCACACTAACAAATGTATTCTCTGCGCACAAAGATGCGACGGGGACAATTTACGCTGGCGCAACCAACCTTGCGGGCTATCAGTTATTGACAGGCGGGACGGCTGGTGAAATTGTGTTTCGCGATGGTGGTTCAGGTGGCACTGTTCTTTTAAGAGTTAATATTGCCGCTACACCAACTAATCCATTCTCAACGCTGTTGCCCGGCAATGGTATTCGCTTTAACACTGATATTCATGTCACATTGCCTGCAAGCGCGGCAGTGACTATTTTCTGTGGTTAATCATGCCTTTGATTAAAAGCAAATCAGATAAAGCTTTTAAGAAGAACATCTCAGCCGAGGTGAAAGCTGGCAAGCCTGTAAAGCAGGCTGTTGCCATTGCGTACTCGGTAAAACGAGGCGCGCAAAAGATGAAAGATGGCGGTGACCCTAGGCTGTCGGTCTCACGTGGTGAGAAGTTACCTACAAGTCAGGGCGCAGGATTAACGCAAAAAGGCCGTGATAAGTTCAATAGGGCAACTGGCTCTAACCTTAAAGCACCTGCACCGCACCCAAAAACAAAAGCCGATGCTGGAAGAAAAGCATCGTTTTGCGCTAGGATGTCTGGCATGCCCGGGCCTAAGCGTGATGAAAAAGGCGAGCTTACTAGAAAAGCCGCATCTCTTAAACGTTGGAATTGTCCTGGGTGGTAATGTATGAGCACTAGCGGAACAGTTGGCCAAACAACAATCACGGTTCAGAATCTGATTGATCATGGCGCGCGTCGTGCTGGAAAGCTGGCTGAAGAATTAACGGTAGAACAAGTAGCATCGGCTAAAGATAGCCTCTACTACGTTCTATCAAATCTTGCCAATCGTGGCATTCAGTATTGGTGCATTGACAAGACCATTGTTGGTCTTAACCCAGATAAGTATATTTACTACCTGCCAACTGGCACGGTAGACGTTTTGAACGCCAATTACAGAACTTTAACCGCTAATACAAATGGCGGGTATAGCTCTTCGGGCAATGCAGCCAACGCTTTTGATGGTCAATACACCAACATTTGCCAATTAACCAACAATACGGGTAACATTGGCATTAACAACGGGTCTGGAAATAACATCTACGTCGGCACCGTGGGTATACTACCAGCAATATCCGGCTCAGTGACCCTCTCAATTCAGTCTTCTACAAATGGTACAACGTGGACAACGGTTTATAGCCCTGGCGCGACTACTTGGACTGCGGGCACGTGGATCTATTACGACTTAGACCCGTCAGCAAGCACGCCGTATTGGAGAATCTTGCAAACAGCAGGGGCTAATATGGGTGTCTATCAAGTGGTTTTTGGCTCAAACGCCACGGAAATTCCACTTGCACGCTTGAATCGTGATGACTATACAAACTTGCCTAACAAGAACTTCACAAGCCTTTACCCGTTGCAATATTGGTTTGACCGTAACATTCCCCAGCCTGCGATGTACCTTTGGCCTGCGCCTTCATCATTTGCGCCACAACTCGTGGTCTGGAGACATCGGCAAATTCAGGATGTAGGTGATTTATCAGGTGAGATAGAAATTCCCCAGAGATGGTATCTGGCCATTCAGAATATGCTAGCTCACCAGATGAGTATGGAACTACCTACTGTCCCAGGCGAGCGTATTCAGTATCTTGAAGGGCAGGCTGAAAAGTATTGGAATATTGCGGAGCAGGAAGAAAGAGACAAGAGTCCGATTTACTTTGCTCCGAATATTAGTTACTATACAAGGTAAGTATGCCACGTACGCTTGACACTCTTGGCAATGCTGTATTAAGTATTGCAATTTGTGACAGATGTCACATGAAGAGAGCGTATGTTGCACTGATGCCTGACGGCAACAATCCGGGCTTAAAAGTCTGTGATCAAGGTTGCAGGGATCAGTTTGACCCATACCGTTTACCAGCGCGGCAGCCTGAAAAGATTGCACTTAGATTTCCAAGGCCTGATGTCAATATAGCTGCAGATCAAGACTCGTTGATTACAGGGCCTTATAATACGTATAACATCTCGCCGGAGCAGAATACTGATGATCCAGAGACTAATGGCAACCTTGACAACCTGAGTCCGTAATATGGCCAATATACAAATTACGCAACTACCAGCAGCTGGTGCAATCACAGGCACCGAGTCAGTGCCAATTGTACAAAATGGCGTTACGGTTAAGACGACAACAGGTGCCATTGCTGCGTCGCCTGCACTAACGGCAACGTTCTTAACTAAAAATCAAGAGCCTACACTTCCTAATAGTCGATATCTGTCTACAAATACAGGTATTACGTTGGTTGATGGCGGCGCGCAATCGTTCTATCAAATTGCTTTAACAGGCGCAGTTTCGCAGTTAAACCCACTTGGCGGTGGCATTGTTGTTAAGAACGGTGCAGGTACTCTTGTTAATCGCGCAATAGCAACATCAGGCAGTGGGTTAAGCGTTTCTAACGGCGACGGCACTGGCGGTGATCCTACACTGCAATTAACAGGCATTGCAGGCGCTGTTGCTGCTTTAGGTGGCACAGGCTTAATCGCAGTTGTAGGCGGCTCCACAGTTGCAAGCCGAGAGATTCTTGGCACTGCAAACCAGATTGTAGTTGCTAATGGTAATGGCTCAGGCAATCCTACACTAACATTAGCTTCTAATGCGATATTCCCTGGAACTGGCGCTGTTACTGTGCCTGTTGGCTCAACTGCGCAAAAGCCTGTAGGCGCTGCAGGTCAAATTCGGTATAACAGTGATAGTCAAAACTTTGAAGGATATGCTGCAGGTTCATGGAACCCATTCAGTTTGGCTGGTGGCGTTAGCACCTTTAGCGGCGGGTCAACTGGTTTAACTCCTGCTACCCCTGTTGGTGGCGTGGTTACGCTAGGTGGTACGTTGAATGCCTCTTCAGGCGGTACAGGCGCAAACACATTGACTGGTTATGTGAAAGGCTCCGGCACTTCACCAATGACTGCCAGCGCAACTATTCCAAATACTGACATTTCTGGTTTAGGTACTATGTCCACGCAAAATGCCAATGCTGTTGCAATTACAGCAGGCACGATTGCAGGTGCAACCATTACAAGTAGCACGATCAATGGCACGACTATTGGTGCAGGAACTCCATCTACTGGTGTGTTTACTTCTGTAGGAATGACTACAGGGACAATTTCAACTGCTCCAACCAATAGCATAGACATTGTCAACAAAGAGTATGCTGACTCAATTGCATCTGGTATTAACTTCCACCAAGCTTGTAATTTAGCAACAACTACTGTATTGCCAAGTTGCACTTACAACAACGGTGCATCTGGTGTAGGTGCAACGTTAACGGCTACTGCAAATGGCGCATTAACAGTTGATAGTGTCTTAACAGTTGTAAATAATCGCATTCTAGTTAAAGACCAAGCAAACGGCGCGCAAAATGGCATCTATGTTGCTACGCAAGTAGGCACAGCAGGTACGCCATTTATCCTAACTCGTGCTACAGATTACGACACAAGCGGTACTGGTACTAACGAAATTGACCAAGGCGATTATGTTTTGGTTCTTGCTGGAACGGCCAATGGCAACACATCATGGGTTCAGCAGACAGCTTTACCTATTACTGTTGGCACAACAGCTATTGTTTGGGCGCAGTTTGGCGCACCGATTACATACTCTGCCGGTACTGGCTTAAGCCTTGCGGGTACAACTTTTAGTATTGCAAATACTGCCGTAACTGCAGCAACTTACGGCTCAGCCTCACAGGTTCCAGTTTTTGCGGTAAATGCTCAAGGTCAGTTGACTTTGGTTACCAACACAGCAATTGCCATTGCCGCAGGCGCTGTATCAGGTCTAGCGGCTTCTGCAACGACTGATACTACCAACGCTACCAACATCACCTCTGGAACGCTTCCTACGGGTCGTTTGAGCGGTTCTTACACTGGCATCACTGGTGTAGGCACGCTGACTGCTGGTACATGGAACGGTACGGCTATTGGGACTGCATACGGCGGTACAGGATTAACTGCTACGCCTACCAATGGTCAATTGGCTATTGGTAATGGAACTGGCTACACCTTAGCCAACCTAACCGCAGGCACAAACGTCAGCATCTCAAATACTTCTGGCGGCATCACAATTTCGGCAACTCCAGCTGCTGGTGGTACGGTAACTTCAGTTGCTATGACTGTTCCGTCTTTCTTGTCAGTGACTGGCTCGCCAATTACAACAAGTGGGACTTTGGCTGTAAGTTTGTCGGGTACTGCTTTGCCTGTGGCAAATGGTGGTTCTGGAGCGACTACGCTGACTGGTTACATCTCTGGTAATGGGACAAGCGCATTTACTGCTTCAACCACAATTCCTAACACAGCCATTACTGGTCTGGGTACAATGTCAACACAAAATGCTGGCGCTGTGGCAATTACTGGTGGGACGATTAACGGTAC